CAAATCAATCTGAACTTGCATACCACGGGTTGTATAACCCAAACCAGTTGGAACCAACTCGTTATCTTTTTTAGCCATGTAACGCATATAAGACAATTTCAACAATGCATCACAAGCGGCGGCACTATGAGTGGCGGTAGCAAAGGTACCACACACACCACCTACAGTAGTGTAGACACCAAATCCGTCAAACATCACACGGATTTTTTGTGAATTCTTAAAGCCGTCAATAAAAGTCTTAGTACGCATATCAAATTTCCTTATTTCTCAATCACTACAGAATCTATTCTACTCTCTTCGGCAGAAAAGTCAACAACTATTTTTCAAGTTGTTGCTTTTTTGCAACAATCACAGATAGTGAGGACCCATCCACTGGATTGAATATCCACCGTCCAGAATGTTACCACGGGCGGCGTTACGTGCAGGAGCCGCCCAACCAGCCGCTTTCAGAATGTCGCCTTTACGGAATTTTTTGTCCGTATCAGTTTTCACAATGAAACCCCAAACCGAGGAACCAGTAACAATCTTGATGTACTTGCTACCTTCATCAATCCGAATTCCGTTGATAAACTCGTCAAGCATCCGTGCTTGGATTTCGGTGCGAGGTTTACCGCTTAGTGTCTGCCAACTTTCATAATCGGCAACAATGTCATTCTTCAAGGTTTCTAGTGCTTCGTACATCATTTTCATTTCCTTTATCAATTAACCGAGGGTTTTAACAGAACCGCCAACTGCGGCACCGAACAGAACCATCGCAACAAACAAACCCATCAAAATCGCTAAAATCGTAATCATTTAAATCTCCAATCAATCTCACTCACTACAGAATCTATTATACAGGTACTGGTGGGCAAGTCAACGGTTATTTTGGCTTTGTGTGAAAATACAACACTTGTGGGGAAAAAACAACAGCCCTAGAACCGATTTTGGGCGGTTTCTAGGGCTGTGGAGGGGTGTCAGTACACTAGACGGTCAAAACCGTCCTAGAAGGCGGTTTTAGGCGTCTTCTTCGGCTTCATCCTCGTCCTGTGGGAGGGTTTCGCCACGTTCTAATCGATGGGTGTCGCACAATGTTGAAATCCATCCGTAGTTATTTGAACGACCAGGACTGCCACACACTTCGCATGTGCGATATGACATGGACTCTGCCATTGAAATCATTGCACTAATTCCATCAGTATATCCATTCGTATAAAATCGTAATCCACCAAACTTTTCTTTCACTTGACTTGCTGTGATGTATGGCATAAGTGGAGGAACTTCTTTGTACTCTGCCCTTTCAATTGCTTTGTTTGCATATTCGATTCCAAATGAAGTTGGTTCTGTTTTGCTACCAAAACTAAAATGCATTTGAAGTGGACGTACATCTCCAGCCAATGCACGTTTTAACGCACGATTAAATTTCAATGCATTTGCACGATTTTTGCGTTTGTGGTCCACATGATGTTGAATGTTTGAACACAATGCATCAACAATGTTGTACCAACCATCACCACATTCAAAACCCCAACACATAGCAGTATGTGTCATTGGCGCATGACGATACTTAAAAATCTTTGGGTATTTTGCTACTAGTGCTTCATCCAATTCTTTTTTCATAATATACTTTTGTAAGTTATTTTATTTTGTCAAATTCTTCAAATTCATCCCACTCATCTTCGGCAAGATTTTTGGGGTCGATAAACTTTGTCTGATGCTTGAACTTGTCTTTTTGTTTTTTAGATTCGTTCAACTTCGGTTTCCTTGCTCTGCCTTCGTCTTCATAGAAGTCACGGAAACTTGAATATTTCTTTGTTTTGGCCATTTTGTTACTCTGACTCTCCCTGCAAAATTTCGGGCAACGCTTCTTCGATTAGTTTTCGATTGATGCCTTTGTAAGTAAGTTTTTTTTCTTTCATCATCAAAACCAATTTGGCTTCTTCTGGTGAAACGCTCTCTAGAACCTCAATAAACATTGCTTCCCGTTTGATGGGATTCAAATTATTTCCAGTTATAAAATACTGAAACTTTCTTAACTCTCTAGGCAATCTATTGTGCCCCCAATTTGCTGGAGTCTCCATCTCTTTATATGGAGGAGCACCTTTGGGTAACTCAAACTGTATATTCTTATGAAATGTATATTTGAGGACAGTTTTCAATTCTGGTGTCAAATTTGCAATTTGCTTCAATGCACTTGCTTTCTTTGCCGCAGGCAAATCTCCGATATGCTGTAGCAACTCGGGCAAAGTCATCTTATCAATATTAATAGCCATTTTAAAATTCCTGTATATGTTCCATCAACTGCTTCATGCGGTTTTGGATAAAATAGTTAAGTAGTTTTTCCCTACCACGTTTAGGGGTATTTTCGTATGCATCAAGAATCTTCTCTTGATACTCAGTTGGAATCTTCGACAGGTCAATCAGTAATTCGTTTCGCTTGTAATTTCTCAGCATCACTTCATCACAAAAAGACTCAGGTTCTTCTTCTAACCACTTATTTAGCTTTTTTTCAGTTACAGGTTTTTGTCGTGCTTCTACGACAAATGTGTCATCGGAAGACATGAAGTTGGGAATACCGTCACTTCTATCGCCTCTGATAATGTGTTCTTTTAAGAATGCTTCTGGTGTATTGGTACGCAAGAATTTCTTACCCATTGGGCTATATTGTTCCACATTAGCGAACTTCTGCAATTGCATAAAGTCTTTGTCGCTAGACAGAATCAGAATCTTTTCAGTAGTGCTGTTCTTAAGTGGAACACCGAACTTGTGTGTCAACGTAGCAATAACGTCATCGGCTTCAGTCTTGTCAACTTGAATCACTTTATACGGAAAGTATTCTTTGATTTCATCACGTACTTTGTTTAACGTTTCAAAAATTAGATTCCAATCAAACGGAGATGCTTCTCTGTCTTTCTTACGGCTAGCTTTGTAGTATGGAAAGTAATCACGCCTCCAATACTTTTTGTCATCGCAACAAATAACAATGTCGCCGTAATCATCACGGAATTTAACATTGTACATGCGAATGCTATTCAATACCATGTGACGAATCAGATTCTCATCAATAGGGTTTGACGCATTCGAATTCACTTGCATCATCAAGTTTGAAATCATTACCTGATTCAGGTCGACTAAAATCATTTTAAATTATCCAGTTATTACTCTTACAATAATTGTATCAGGATTAATACGTCCTGTCAACTCGGAAGGCTTGGTAGTCAATCCATCCAATAACTTCTTCAATACAATCTTACCGCCATCAAGTACTTGCTTAACAGTCACTTCAGGCTTACGCAAACGTTTGCCAGAAGACGATTCTGTATTGAAGTTTTGAATTGTTGTACCTTTGATTGTCAAACCTTTTGCATTGTCGGCATTGTACATGCCAAGCAATTTTGTTTTTGTATTGTACAACCACACTTGATTTGCACCGATAATCTTTTCTGGTAGAACACTCTTCAAATTCAATTCGGGAAACTCTTTCATGTATTGCACTTTAGCGGCAATGACACTAGCAGGTTTCTCTTTTACTTTACGTGCTTTGCGGGTGGGTTTCTTTTCTGCACCACGATTTGTTTCTGCAACAATCGCATCATAGAATTCTTTAACCTTACGCAATTGCACTTTGGTAAAATTAGAATATGCTTCTTTTGTATCTGCATCCGTTGCATTCATTACTTCTTCAAATTCTTTAGAACGTTTAATGAACACTTCACACATGCGTTTCTGCACAACGGAAGACAACTCTTTGCTCTTCAGATATGATTGCATATCTGGTGCAGACTTACATCCACCAACAATGAAGTCATCTACAAGTCCTTCAATCTCTCCGACTTCTTCAGCCGCTTTCTCACGAATTCTATCCTGAATAGAAACGACTGGTGCAGTTGATGCAACAACAGGTGCTTTTGCTTTTTTAGTTTTCTTTGCGGTCTCTATAGCAGTCTTAAACTCTTTGACAAAGAATTTTTTGAATGACTCGGATGGTTCATAGCCCATGCACATCATACGTGCTACCCAACCAAGTTGTACTGGAATAGATGCGTCACTTGATGCAACCAAAGAAATTTCTTCCTTTGGTCTGTCAATGCTAGCCATGTATTCGACAACAAACGTTTTTGCTTGTTTGTTGTCACAAAAATAATTATACCAATTCAATGCACGAATTTCTTCGCTTCTGAGATTTTGCATCTCGGCTTGATTGGTCCAAGAAGGTTCCATGCCATATGCTTTTGCATCGGCACCAGGATTAATCTTGGAAAATTTCATAGTTTATTCACCCAATGTAAATGATACAGATTTGATAGAATCGTAGCGGAATGAACGCCATTCGTTTTTCTCTAAGTCAACTACAGAGATAGACTCATCAGTTGAAGTGGTGCGAACACGTTCGGTTTTCTTTTCGTATGTTGGAATTGCACTCTCTTGCAATGTGCATTTCATGGTACGCATTGTACCGTCTTTCTTAAGAAAGTCAACAGTCACAGGACCGTATTTGAGATGGCTAACAAGCCAATCACGAAATAGTTTTTGTTCTTTTGGTGTAGTTGTTGCATAATTAAAAGTTGTCATATCAAAATTCTCCATGTTAAAAATATCTTTCATTCAATGTCTCTAGTATACCTACAATCCGTTCAGTTGTCAAGTTTGCCATGCTAACTCTTTTCTATTCTCAACTCATCATAAAGATAATCATGCAATTCATTGATACCACCAATATAAGTTAAGTTGTGGTATATGTGTGGAACAAAAGTAGTTCCTGGAATTAGCTTATCCAATTGATCTCTTGTATAGTCTTGTCCTAAGATAAAAAGTTTATATTTTCGTCTACAAACATTTAAAAGCAATTCTGCTTTTTCGGTAGACTTGCTTCCTATTGCACCATAAACATAGTACGTCACGGCGCATTGTACACCTGCACAAATTCACTTGGTTCATAATGTAGTATTGCAGTTTTTAGTGTACCCTTAAATTCATATGTAACTTGATAGCCTTTAATTACATCATAATAATTTTGATGTGTCACAAGATTACATACAGGTCTTGAATCTGTTTCAGTTTTTGCAATTATGGGAGAATTTACAGAAGTACCGCTGTAATGCGTAGTCCCATAATATCTCTCACAATAATTTTTTGTTGCCATATATGCTACCTTTTCTACTATAGGTTTTTTTGATATAACCCTTGCCATATAGATTCCACTTTGGGTAGAAGAATCTTCGACAAGAACAACTCCAGCTTTTGCAATAGATGCAAAAAAAGAAATTGCTATAATACTATGTAGCGCACACAACTTTTTCATAATTACTGAATTACGTATACACTAGTAACCGCTTTAATTCTTACTGTATCACCGGGATCGTTTTCCATACGAACTGTACGTATCTGTCCAAAATATTCAAACGTAACGTCATATCCATTAACGACTTGTTTATATTCTCTGTCATTATATGGAACGCAACGTTGAATCATCTTTGATTGTCCCGCACCAACAACGCCTCCAGAGACTGCTGGAGATGGAGATAAGTCTTCAACTAACGTGCATGATTGGCGAATAACACTATAAACTTTTGAGGTTGTAATGGGCTGAATTCGCACAACTCTAGCTAAGTCATATTTTACAAAATTATCACCGCTACCTGTGCTATATCCTCCAGTAACTTCTGGAGAAGTATTACGTCCCGACCCATAAAAAGCCTCTGCACTTGAATTTGTTATTACGCAAATGCCAAGCAGACTGGCAAGTAAAAGTTTCACTTTGAACTCCCCAATAGTGCATTAACTAATGCAGTCAACCAAAACATTGACATTACAGTTTCCCATGTCACGGGAATATCCGTAGAAAACAAAGTATTAACTGCACACAATGTAATGTATGAACCTAAAATGTACAATGATATCCAAGCAAACAATGCGCCAGCAATAACACCGCCAGTCATTTTTTCTTGTGCGAACGTAAACGGACCGATTTTCATAAAAAACTCCTATTTAATGTTTGTACAGTATAACACATCATATCCAATATGTCAAAATGTATTTAACGATGGTTCATATTCGGCAATCAATTCTCGTTCACGCTGGTGTGCAGGTTTACGCCCACGGATCACTTCGACAACTTCATATTGCCAATTTGCACCAGCCAACTCACGCAATGCATTACACATTGCCCAATTTTTGTTTTCACACTTAGCACGACTCACATGTTTTTGCCAACGGATTTTAACCGAACGCAAATAGGCTTGACCCTGTGCAACAGTCAAGCCAACATATGTATCGCCAGTATCAACGCATGTAACTTTGTACAGTACATGGTTTCGGTCGCAACGTTTCTTTCTCAATGTCATATAGACAGTATACCATACTGGGACAGCAGGTCAAGGGTTATTTTGGCTTTGTTGCTCAAAAACAACAAAAATCCCCCTCTGAAACGTGTCAAAAACTTGGTTTACCATAAATATGTTGTCAAGTCCTAGGGAGGATAATAGTTATGGACATTGTAGAGATACTTTTAAAAGCATGGCCAGTATTCTTAGCATTCATTACTTTAGTCATAGTTTTGGCTAAAATGGACGTGCGAATCGGGGTATTAGAAGAAAAAGTCAAATCATTATTCGATTTGCATAACAAAGGAAAATAAAATGGCAGAAAAAACAGCAGAACAAGCGCATGAAAAAGGTGCGTTTATAGAGAAATTATTATTTGCTCTATTACCTTTATTAGTTGGTTCAGTTGGATATTTAATTCAAGCATTAGGTTCTATTCAACATGATGTGACCATTCTGAATCAAAAAGTGAGTTTAGTTGTTACTACAGATAACAAGCAGGCTAGCAATAGTGGTGCTGAATTGGCACGTGAAAAACTATGTCAAGACTTAGAAAAAGAAATTCAAAAGAACCGTGATGCTATCATGGAAAATCGTCAGCACATTGCTATCCTTGAAGATAGAGCCGGCATGAAGAAAATGGGACCAATGAAGGAACACTAAAATGGCTGAAGTAGTATTACAACAGAAACCATTGTCACGTAGCGAACGTGAGGCACATATTAAAGATAAAGCTGGATGGGTAATTACCGTCTTAGCCGCTTTACTTGCAATTAACACTTATATATCAAATGGTAACAGCAGTAAAGTTTTGAACAATACAATTAGTGCAAACAATACTTGGGCATTCTATCAAGCAAAATCGGTTAAACAAACTCTTGCTGAGATGGCTAGAGATGATGCTATCGATAGAAAACAATTAGATAAAGCAGAAAAGTTAACTGCAAAGATTGATAGATACGAATCGGATCCTACTACTGGTGAAGGTAAGAAAGAATTAATGGCAAAGGCAAAAGGTCTTGAAGCCGAACGTGACCAGATTCGCAAATCTAGTCCTTGGTTGACATTTGCGGGTTCTGCATTTCAAATTGCAATTGTTTTGTTAACTGCAAGCATTCTAGCAGTCAGCATGTCATTGTATTTCGCTAGTATTGTTGTTGGAATTTTTGCCTCAGTACTAATGAGTCAGGGTCTGTGGCTTTGGCTTCCTATCGTCTTGTAAAGTTTTCATCAATTATATTATGTTTCATTATTTTAACTGGAAGTGCTGAAGTAAAAGAAAGTCCTAAAAAACAGGATGAAGTAAAAACCTGCACCAAATGGAAATGGGCGGGTGATGTTTTCAATCGAACAGTCTGGTGTGTGGAATGGACCATAAAAGATTGTTCTCAACGATTACATAAAGACATATGTAAACTTGGCGGCTAACAGTCATGGATCCAATTACAATCGGACTTGCATTCTCAGCCGCCCAGAGTGCAGTCAGTCACATCAAGCAGGCAATCGCATTAGGCAAAGACGTTAACAGTCTTGTTGGACAATTCAGCAAATTTTTTGAATCTTCAGATGCCATTCATCGTGAGAGATCAAAGGTAAAAGCAAAAGCAAGTCGATTAGGAAAAACTGACGCAGAGTTAGGTAAAGAAGCACTTGAAATTGCTATGCATAGTGATGCTTTAAGACAAGCAGAACGTGAATTGAAAGATATGATTCTGTGGCAGTTAGGTAAACCACAGATTTGGGAACAAATGATTCAAGAGCGAACTAGATTATTCAAAGAACGTGCTGATGCTGAACGTGCAGAAGAAGAAAGAAAACTAGCCCATAAAAAGAAAGTGGCAGACCAGATTTTATTTGGAATGTATTTTATTGGGTTTGCCGCTATCGTTTTTGCACTTGTAATGGGTGGTATTGGAATATATGGTGCTGTTGAAGAAAAAAGAATTTATGAAGAAAAGGTTGCTAAAAGAAATTTGCTTATACGACAGCAACAAAAAGAACGTGATGCAAAAGAACGTGATGCAAGAGATAAAGCAATTGGAGGAGGCTAACTTATGTACTTTAATATAATTATTACATTTAACGATTTATTATTTTTATTCTGTATGACTCCGTTACTTGCTGTCTTTTGGGTTATGTTTAAAGATTGGTTAAAGGATAGAAAATGAAAACATATCGTTCTATTTTTGTGAGTGATGTACATTTAGGTACCAAAGATAGTCAGGCTGATAAGTTAAATAACTTTTTAAAGCATAACAGTTGTGACACACTATATCTAGTGGGTGATATTATTGATGCATGGCGCATACAACAAAACAAGTGGCGTTGGAAACAAAGTCATACCAATGTAGTGCGTAGAGTATTAGGTCACGCAAAACGTGGCACTAGAGTTGTTTATGTTGCAGGCAATCACGATGAGTTTCTTAGACCCATGATACCATATGGTTTTAGTTTTGGTCTTATCGAAATTCACAATCAAATAGAACATATAGGTGCAGATGGCAAACACTATTTAGTTACACATGGTGACTTGTTTGATGGCATTACTAGACTTGCACCATGGTTGAGTTTTTTAGGAGATAAAGCATATGATTTCATTCTTTCGCTCAATAGCAAGTTCAATTGGATACGTCATCGTTTTGGTTTTGGGTATTTTAGTATTAGTAAATATCTTAAGCATAGAGTAAAAAAGGCTGTAGATTTTATATTTCAATTTGAAAAAAATCTAGCCGCTTACTGTATCAAACGAGGTTTTGATGGGGTAATATGCGGACACATACACCACGCAGAGATTAAAGAAATCAATGGTGTTATGTATATGAATGATGGCGATTGGGTTGAAAGTTGTACAGCACTTGTAGAACATCATGACGGTCGATGGGAAATTATAACTTGGACTAAGGAGAAAGATAATGATGAAACTCTGTGATAAAATTACTATTGTTGTGCCTTGTAAGAATGAAGAAAATTATATTCATCATCTACTAGATTCATTACGTTCACAAAACATAGGTGACACTAGAGTAATCATTGCTGACTGTTCAACCGATGCCACTAGACAAGTTATTAAGGATAACAGTATTGGACTGAATGTTGAAATCATTGATGGTGGTCCAGTATCTATTGCTAAGAACAACGGAGCAAGACTAGTCACTACTCCGTACATTCTGTTTATCGATGCTGATGTTCGATTCTTTAAAGATACAGTTATTAGAGATGCTGTCAACAAGATGGAATTAAAGAAACTGCATCTTGTTGGACTAAACATTAAATGTTACGACAAAGACATACGAGCAAAGATTGGATTTACAGCATTTAATGTAATCAATCACACACTAAAATTCTTTAGCCCATTTGCTGTAGGTGCATTCATGCTGACACGTAAAGATAAGTTTGAAGAGTATGGTGGGTTTCCCGAAAACTTATTAACATCTGAAGACTACTTTTTATCTAAGAAATATAGTCCTAGAAAATTTAAGATTATTCGACATCACTTTGGACAAGATAGCCGTAGATTTAAAAAGATGGGCTACTTAGGTATGGGCAAATATCTTGTTAAAAATTTTGTCAATCGCAATAACAAAAAATATTGGGAAAGTTTATACCATAATAGATACTGGAATTAAACTTTTGGTGCAGGATTTCTCTTCTTAGGCGCAGTAGTTGTAGGCGCTTTAGTAGTATTTTGTGGTTTTGGCTTAGCAGTTTTAGAAACTGCTGGTGGTGTCTTTTTAGTCCACGATTGTTCTTTTGCGGATGTGGGCTTAGGAGTTTCCGCAACAGCAGTTACAACTGGAGTTTCTTTAGGCTGAGTTACGATTTCAGCACCAACAACTTTTCCCATAACAGGCGCAGTAGTCTCTACGATATTCTTTTCGATATCCTCAGACTTTACATTGGGATTCAAGTAAGGACACTTTGCAGGATCGCCGCCATGTGCATCTTCTTCTTTTTTGTTTTTCACATACCATTGGTGTGCCAAGAAAGCAAGCACGCCAAATATAAATGATCCGATAATAATTTCCATGATTTTCCCCTTAAGTTAAAATTTCAATCGCATGATTGTAATGATTGATTCTGTCTTCTAAGCCAAGATAACCGCCATTGATGCGTTTTGTCATTGTCTTAATGTCTCCAATATCTGCTAGTTCATTTAGTCTAGCCGCAGACCAGAACCAACAAGCAGAATGAATAGCATATTCCGCTTCAAGTAACAAATCAGGATTCTCAACTAGTACATTGCTTTCGAACAATGATTGTGAGCATTTAGTGTAATTATTTTTTCCTGTAATTTGTACAATACCTCTACCACGAAAGTACCAACCTTCTCCAGAGGCTTCATCTCCATTACCCATACGATTTGCATATACACGATTTGCAATCATTTCTGGTCTACGTTCGTATTGTTTTGCTACTGCTTCAGTAGGAAAATATTTCTTAAACGTTCCAACTAAACCTTTTGCCGAGTAATTTAAATTCTCTTGAAGGGTAGTAAATCCACCAGACTCATGTCCACATTGTGCCATAAATGCGGCAACTCTATGTGGTGTGTCTATGTCATACTCAGGCAAGATATTAATTAAATTACTATACCACTCATCAAAGTTTTTAACTTTTGGAATTAGTTGTCTTACTGTCTCTTCCGTAAAAAAGTCCATTGCTATCTCCTATGATTATCATAGAAGTATTTAGCATTGAATTAATCCCAAAGTGCTTGATAGTACTTACCGAACAAACGAAATCCGTTTTGAATTCGTGTCTCAACAACTTTCATGCCTTCATAGTCACACTTGTATGTGTTATTGGGACCATCTGTCATTCGAAACAATTTAGCATCTTTCTTAGGAACTTCATTGCCATCTTTATCGACAGGTAGCCAAAGCAAGTCATGTTCACCAGAACGAAACTCTTCTTCCCAAGAATCATCATTCTTGCAAGTGAATGCAAAAATCATTTCATCTAATACCCAGTCCCAACGCTTGAAATGATTTTCGTCAGTATCCCATTCATTTTCTTTTGCTGGCGCTGAAGTTGACTTTAGTTCTTCTGGCACATCTTCATCATCAACATTGGGGGCGCCATGCTTTGTTGCTTGCAATTGTTTCAGCATAGGTAAGACAATCATTGCAAGTGTGTGGTCCATTGACCATGTGTCGTATTTGTCAATCTTGATATAAGATTTACGATTACGCTTAGACTCTATCCATTGACACAGTTTCAAAAGCCAAGTTTCTGGAGCATTTTTTGAATCTGTAATTTCTTCATTTGTAGTTCCATGAGAAAGCCATGTACCAAAGTTATGCACCCATTTAGGTTTGCTTTTGTATCCATATTCATCCTCAACTTTTTTTGCCCAAAAGCAAAGTGCTTCAGCAATTTGATATGGTCCAACCCAATTCTTATAGGGTCCGATATAAACTTTCATTTCAATTTCTTTCTAATGTGTGGACACGGATTCGGTCTAGTGCGAGTTAGTTCTCCTCCAGCAAAAGGATCGTCATCTATTAACACACCGAACTCTTTTTCTATATAGTACTTACCCATCGCTTTGATACATTGATCCATCAAACTATTAGAACCAGAAGAATCATCTTCTGCCCAAAAGCAAATCGGAGACCTACCCCATGTACGATATCTTAAAACATCGTGGAAAATTTTTCTATGTTTTTTATTACTAGGGTCAAACGTTTCGAACACTCTGCCGAATTGTTGAATCTTGCTCATTACTTTCACTTTCTATCATAATTAAAAGGCGCTTTGATTCTTTACGAACCTCAGCAGTTACTGACCATCCAAAACCTTCAGGATGTAGCAACTCTTGCAAAAAATGCACAACTTCATTTTCAGTTTCCAGTTTCATTCGTCACCTTCACAAATGGACTGTTGACGGAAAAATCTTCAGGCAACCTCTCCACAATCTTAGTGAAATGATATGGATCGGGATAGTGTCGTAGAACACTCAAAGCACGTTGACGAATGTACTTTGGCACTCTAGGTGTTACTTTCGGGTTCAACAAATCTAAAAGCATTTGATGCCCACAACGTAACGCACGATATCTTTCATCGGGTAGAGTCATAATTATTCTCCCGAATATGTTCTTCCATTGTTGTGAAGAATGCTTTAATCTTCATTTCATCATTCCAAACTTTTGCGTAGTCATTGTCTTTATCACACATTACCAATGCTTCTTCTTTTGTAACGACACGGTGTGACACGATAGTTTCACCCAAGTGTTCTTGTGAAAACTCTTTGGCTTCTTCTAGTGTAACTGTATCAAGTGCCCAATCTGCTTTGTCTTTACCATATCTGTCAACACCAACAGGCACTTCTACCATGTAGCGTTCACGGAACATGGATACAGTTTCAACAAGCACCCATTGTGTTTCAATTTTCTTCATAGTCCAACTTCCATCTTTGTTGTCAATCCAATCAATAGTGTCACCAGTTTTCCAACCAGTTCCTTCTAGTATCTCATCATTCAAAGGAAGAATCAAGTCACCTGTTTCGGGGTCTTCTTCCAGTGAAATAGTCCAAGATTTGTTTGCCATGTGTGCTCCTCAAGTTGATAATACAATTATAACTCAAGTGTCATGGAAAGTCAAACTAGATGTTTGGCAAGTACCATACAGGAAATCCATGCCCATATAGTATTGAATCCCACCAATGTCGGTAGTAGTTTCTTTTCGCTTGCCCAAATAAGTGTCAGACTTGTTGCAAGTGTGAAAAAATACAACCACCAAACGCTAATTCCGAATATCAAACCTGGTACGATAATAATTGCCTTAGCCGCCCAACTTAAAAACTCTACAGTATTGTAATCAGTCCAATACTCTCTCTTAAACCACATGCCATAACATTCTTTAATTTTAGTGAATGTGATGTGTCGATATACAAGTGCTAATAAAATTCCAAATACTAATGTTGCAACTAAAATTTGATTTAATTCCATATCATCCTCATAAGTCCAATAGTGTCAATAGTCGTTAGCAGAATATAGTTAGCCAACATGCCAAAAGATTTCCTAGTCCAACTAGCCCAAGCATACAAAGCACAGCCAAGGATCCAGACAGGATAAAGAGCAAGAAGCGGAGGGGTGGGGACCGTGAGTGCCATAGTAATGCTACAACCAATGCTAATAGCCCAAGCAAGCAACTCAATAACAAAGCGAATTCTGTTAGACTTAAAATCATCTTTAATCCATTCTATAGTTGGTCTAAACAAATCAATAATCATAATCTCAATCCAAGTTAAACAAATCGGGATGTGTCTTTGCAAAATACAATCGTAGCAAGTTCCAATGTTCAAATAATTCTGTTGATTGTCGCTCAACAACCATACGCTTAATGCCATACAATGATTCTAATACTTTGCTAAAATCATTAATCTGATTTTGATACACGCTATAGTCGTATGGCTGACTATAGACTTTATATTCTTTCATCTGAAGAAACGTAGAGAACAATCGTTCAACGATAAAGGGAAACATATTCAGATTTGCATCTCTACTGTAGTTTGCACTACCATGATAAATCTCAGCATCTTTACCCGTCAATGCTTCAAGTTTTTCTTTGATATCTTTTACGAATGCAATGTACTCTAACCAAAATGCTTTTGTCGCAACAAAGTAACTGCAATAGCAAGTTGAATCTGTCATAACTGCATTAAGCACAGAAGGATCATACCCTCCAGCAACAAATGCGGCATGAACAACTTTTTTAATTCCTGGATGGAAATAATCTCCTTGTTCCCATACATTTGCAGTCAATGCATTCTGCACTCTAGCATGATTAAAAATGTAAACATCAAAACCATCATTATTATCAATAGCATGTTTAATTACATTCGCTTCATATCGCATTTTGCTTTGCCAACGAGGACCAAATACACCCCAAGCATCTAAGTCATCTGCAAAACCTTCGTCAATAATACGATTGAACGAATGAAACTCACGTAACTCAGGACGTTCATTAGTTGTATTATCAAATGACGTTAGTAAAGGATCAACTAAAGGAATCTGCCTGTCTTCAAAACAAATCTGAAAAATTTTATAGTTCAATCTGACACCCCATTACCATTAGGAGCAATATTTCCTTGCACTCCAATTTTTGAAATTCTTTGAATCAACTCTTCTCTCAAATGCGAAAATAGTAAATGTTCAATATCAATATACCCACCAGAATTCAAAACGTTGTTCATAGTGGCAAACATGTTTCTATAGGTGTGTGCAATCTCAGGAAGTAATTCGGAATCAAAACTCCAAAGTCTACTCATATATTGAAAGATAACATTTCCAGTAACTGCTGGCGTAAACTGACTAGTGAATGGTCCACGAATAATAATTTTTCCTGTCGCATTGTAATGTGTATCATAATTAAATGCATCATTTAATGTATATCTACCACTCATCTTGAAAATGCGTTTGTAGTTTTTGTATTCTCCACTATCAAGTAGTTGTTCGTACATAGTACCAAACGTCATTATCTCAGCCATGTTCTTTACGATATCTTGACTAGGAATGACAAGAATATTTTTCAGTTGTGGTGATTCGCAAAAGCTAACAAACGTATCGATATGTGGTGATAATTCTTTTTTCTCATCATCAGACAAGTCTTTATCACCACCATCAATAATCATAATGTCGGCAGGACACCGACTCTTAATTGATTTACAAGTTTCGATTGTTTGTTGTAGTCTTTGTGCAGGATTAAAGATTCCGTGTTTAGTATGTATTGCAGACGATACTAAAAATAGACTTTCATTCTTTTGGTTTTCTGACATTTGGTTTTCTCACAGGTTTAGCAACAGTCTTTTTTGCTCTAGGTTTTCTAGTAGCTTTCTCGGCTGCCGCAATCATCAATTCTTCTTTCTTATTTAACCTCTTAAAGACTTCCTCAGGTGCCATCCATATATCTTTATTTTCTAGAATAGATTGAATCTCTTCTTCGGTTAAAAAATTGTCGTATACACTACGCATGAATTTATCGGACCATTTACGTTCATACATGATGTTATCATACATCTCGCCGCCTTTGCCTATTGTTCCACCAGAGTAGTTGTGGAACATAAACATTGAGTGTTCGGAGATTTCAAATCCGTGTCCGCATAAAAATATCATAGTAGCCGCAGACATACATGCGCCTTCTACCGATGTGATAATTTTAGCTTCACATTCTGCCATCACACGCATCAATTGTATAGCAGTAAATAAATTACCACCAGGTGAGTTAATATGGATTTTAATGATATCAGTCTCTGAAGCATTTCTGATAATTTCATACCATTCAACGTAATCTTCCGGAGAAGATATTTCACCAGTCAAATATAGGGTATATAAATGACCAATCGGCTTAGGTTGCCTAGGTTTTTTGGAATCATCTAAGTTAAATATTGATCCCAATTTGTTTTCTTCTTCATCCATAGTTACTCACTTTCTACAGTAATATAGAGTATACTCTATTTTGTTTTAGATGTCAAACTTTCAACTCCATATTTGCACAACCAGTATGCATCAATCAAGTCAGAAGAAGGATTCCATTGCTTCTCAGTCATATGTAGTTCGTCTTTTAAACGAATGTCATTGAATTCTTCAAAAACTTCCTGCATTCGTTCTTTATTTGCATTGCCTTTACCAGTAGCATATTTCTTAAGTACCGTTGGTGGAACTTCTGTACATTCTACGGCAAACAACCATAGTCTATATTTTAGAATGCCAGCATTCTCTGCAATGTTGAATACTCTGCCTTTTGATCCCATAGAATAACCTTCTAGGAATACGTGACAGTCTTTGTCTGTTTCTAACAATTTATCGATAAAGAAATTTGATATACCATCGTATCGCAATACGTCAGTCATTCCTTCGTGGTCGAAAAATTTACCTGTTATGTTTTTAAATTGTACATCATATTTTCTAGATTGGGTTAGAAAATAAAAATTACAATCAGAAAAATTAAAATGTCCAATCCTGTCATTGTTTTCTCCAGTATCAAATACGCACATTGCAGGACATGTTAGGGAATAATCTATTCCTGCTACAATCATCTATCGTCTTCTTCCGTGTTCCATTCATCTTCTATTAGGCTATCCCAATCTTCATCCGTCCACTCTTCTTCAATTTCCGTAATTGTTTCTTCCGATATTTGTGATCCACAATAGGAACAATTTGTTGGAATTAAATCTGATACTCCTGCCGATGGTGTTACCGAATACTCAGCTTCGCATGTATCGCAGAATACTTTATATGTTGTCATGTTTTCTCCTTATTCGTACATTACTGTACTTGTGTCTCCAAGTGCCCATTTTGGGTCTAATTCAACATTCCATCTTTTTGTAGCAACTTTAAAATCTGGTGTCTTCATTTGTTTAGGATTGCTTGCAGGTTCTAATATGATTAATCTATTATTTGGTTGAGCCGCAAACTGTCCATTATCACATTTGATAAAATTAAATGATTTGTGATCTTCAATATCTTCACTATGACCACAATCCAATGTATTGAAATCTGTATGTGCAGAATCAACGGTGAAGAGATACTCGCCATACATCCAATCGCCGCCTTTTAACTTAAACTTACATTTCATGTTAGCAATCATAGATTTTCTTATGACTGTTATATCTGACGATAAACTATTCCACAACTGTAAATAGTCTAATGACAATGGCTCACCTTGAATTGGTTTCCAACAATATGCATGAAGAGGTAATTTATCGTACAATGCACCATATTCGTTTAAATATGATTCTATACGAAATGCTTGACTTCTTAATGATTTTATTGTTATCCACCAACATGGAACTAACTCCCCAAAACCTTTTTCAAAGTCATAGAGAAATTCTTTGCGTACAAAACATTTAACTGCCGGAAGATTTGCTACGATATGTGCCATTTACCAATGCCTTATAACGCCCGCTACGATGAATATGTTCGTTATTATATAGCAAAGCACAATACATGTTCTGATGATTGCAACTCTGTCCGACTCTTTATCACATACACTAGCTTTTTCACCTAGTGCTTTTGCCCATAGTCGCCACATGAATCCCTCAATTGCACCAAGATTGTTTCGCTTCTCCGTAGTATTCACGGGCTAAACCGTTTGCAATCAATGCTTGTCTTAAACTATTCCCGTCTAAGATAACGTCACCCAAGACACGCCCACCATACTTATCCCAATCCATCAACATAACTTGTCTGTGTTTTGCCGATGCAACTGCTTTCTTTGTGAATTCTGTAGCACGTTGTCCTCTCAAGTCTTCTTGTGGACATTGCGCTCTGAATCCCTTTTCTGGTGTGTCAACACCAAATACACGAATACTCAATTCTTTTTTGAGTGGCTCGGGAAGGAATGTCGCTTCAAACGCAACAGTATCTCCATCGATAACCCTAGTAATATTAGCGTCATAGATAACTCCCGGTTTTTGTTTTCCTGTTTGTGCGTGTGCATTCAATGCAGAGCATACAAACCCTGCAACAATTACTGTGAGCCAAAATGTGTATTTTAGATAGTTCATGCCGCTTTCCCCCATACGTCTGCCCAATCACCTTTTGTAGCACCCTTTGCATAATCGGTTGCTCTGTTCTCAAAGAAATTTGTATGCGTTGGAGCATTAATCATTTCTTCAACCCAAGGTAATGGATTCTTTTTAACTTTAAAAATGCCTTTTAGTCCAAGACTGATAAGGCGCCTGTCTGCAATATAGCGAATGTACTTCTTAACTTCTTCTGAAGTGAGTCCTTCCATCGCATTGATACCGAACGCCAAGTCAATAAACTTGTCTTCAAGTTCAACCATTCGTTCTGCAATAGTATATATCTTAGATTTTAATTCGTCATTCCAAATTTCATTATTCTCTTGGATAAATGATCTGAATAATTTAATCATAGATTCTGCATGTTGCGTTTCATCAACGATAGACCATGTAATAATCTGTCCCATGCCTTTCATCTTACCCATACGTGGAAAGTTTAATAGCATAATGAATGAAGAGAATAACTGCATACCTTCTGTGAATGCTGAAAATACTGCAATGTGAGTAGCAGTAGATTGCAAGTCGCCATTCTTATCTGAAATGTCTAACACATAATCGTGTTTGTCTTTCATTTCTTGATATGCTAAGAATTCGTTATATGTTGTATCTGGTAGACCTAATGTTTCAATCAAATGCGAATATGCGGCAACGTGCAATGCTTCTCTAGCCGCAAAGCCAAGCAACATCATACGTACTTCTGGTTGTTTGAAGTATGGTAGATAGTTCTTTACATAGCCACCAGCAACATCAATGTCACCCTGTGTAAAGAATCTAAAAATATTTGTTAAAAAGTGTTTCTCTTCTGTTGTTAATTTTTTCTTCCAATCTTTAACGTCTTCAGCCATCGGCACTTCAGTATGTAGCCAATGACTCTGTTCATGTTTCAACCATGCATCATATGCCCATGGATAGTTAAAGGGTTTGAATGCATCTCTGCCATCCATTAAATTACTTTTTGTTTTTATTGCATTCATTCGTTGACCTCAAACACTATTCTTTTATTCGGATTGTTTTTTAAAAAATTCTTTATTGCAGTTTCAATAGTTGAGCCTTGGGATAAAAATGCGTTTGTGTTTTTGTCCCAAAGAAAAATCTCATTATTATGAACTTCACTTTTACCAACAATAACTTCAACTTCTATTTGAGGTTCATTGTTTGTTATATTTGTTATTTCATTGCTAGCCTTTGAAATCTTACGAAAAGTTAAAAATGCAACTGCTAGTAGAAATAATAGTTCTAAAATTCCAAAATCAAAATTCATATAATTGGTATCCAATGATTGTCTGGTAAATTACCATCATTCCAACCTTCCATAACAGTTTTTCTATTTACTACATCAAACGCAATAGTAATTCTAGGTCTATTTTCATCCCAAGGCCAAGTTCTATGTTGGTCGCCGTCACTTGGACTCATTACCAACAAATTATTTTCACTAGGAATATCAATTTGATTATCACTATTGGGAAGTTTATATGTAGTTTTACTAGGTTCGCAATCAACACAATAAAACCCATGCCAAGACAAAGTGTTTGCTGGCCAGTGCCCGTGCCAATCTATAAACTCGCCCTTTCGATAAAAGTTTAACCAACATTGCATATAAAATTGGTTGTTATCGAATTCATCTTTAGGACAAATTTCCTTGAACATGAGACATATTTCTTTATATAGAGAATGAAATTCTGGTGATACTGGATATAAAAGTAAATTATATTGCTGAAATAATTGCGTTGTCATAGTTGAATGACCACTATAATGATTTTTTCCAAGAGCAAATGTTTTTTTAATGTGATAATACATTTGATACGACTTTAGCTTCATTTCAACTAAATCTAAATTAATTTTTTTAGTATGAATATAATTTTCAATATTATTAATTGTCATTAGTTAAGCCCCAAGCCACTCAGTCAATTCATTTTTCATTTTCATGCCAGAAAATCTTTTGACTTCAATATCGCCATCCAACATCACTAAAGTTGGGACGCCACGTATGCCGTATTGCATTGCAACTTCTTGTCTTTCATCAATATCAAAAACTTCAATTGGAATTTTACTATCAATATCTTCCAATGTTTTTGCTAACATTTTGCACGGTTGACACCATGATGCCGTAAATCTAAGTACTCTCATTTTTTATCCCTCACATGCTAAACAAGTATCACCATCGATAAGTGCTTTCATATCTAGTTCTTTAATAACTTCACGTTCAATACGTTTTGAAACTTTATCTGCTTTACCAATCTTTTCTGAACGGCAATAGTAGAGTGTTTTCAGTCCTTGCTTCCACGCTTGAAAGTGTACTGCATGTAAATATTTAATATTCACATCAGGACGGAAAAATAGATTTAATGATTGCGCTTGATCTATATATGTTTGTCTGTCTGCGGCATGACTGACTAGCCAACGCTGGTCAATCTCCATAGAAGTCTTGAATACATCTTTCTGCCAATCATCAAGAATATCCAAGTGCTGTACACTACCATCATTAGCAATGATGCTAGACCAAACTGTCTGATATTCATCATCTGATTTTACTACACTTTTGATGATTCTGTCAAGCCATTTGTTTTTGGCTAGAGATGATCCCGATAAAGTGTCCTGACGATAAGCATTGGCACGATAAGGTTCTATTGAAGGACTGGTATTGCCCATAATAATAGAACTAGAAGCATTGGGAGCAATAGCCATAAGATGACTAAACCTATTCCCAGTACCAACTGCATCAAGAGCCTCACCTCGCTCTTTACCCAACTTAAGATTCGCATCATTGAGTTGTTCCCTTACGTGTTTAAAGATTTGTTTGTTTCTTCCGACTGCAAGTGCTGATTCGAATGGGACGTTATTTCGTTGTAGATAAGCATGAAACCCAAGAGAACCGATGCCAATACTGCGCTCACGTATGGCAGAGAACCTTGCACGTTCAACGGCGGCAGGAGCATTATCAATAAAATACTGAAGAACATTGTCAAGCATTTCTGCAATATCAGAAAGAAATAAAGGATCCGTTTTCCATTCATCAAAATACTCCAAGTTAACTGAAGACAAACAACATACTGCTGTTCTATCTTTATCTGTAGGCAAAATAATTTCAGAACAAAGATTACTTTGCTTAATACTTAGTCCCAAGTCTTTTTGAAACTGTGGCATAGCACGATTGCTTGCGTCAATGAAGTGTAGATATGGTTCACCAGTTTGCATACGAATGTCAAGTATACGTTGCCACAAGTCTTTTGCAGAAACAACTTCACGAACTTCATTACTGTGTGGATCTCTTAATTCCCAAGAATCATCTGCATCTTTGTCTTGCATACAATTCTCAATGATTTGCATGAATGAATCTGGAATGTTGATACCATGATGTAAATTTAATGTGCGTAGATTAGGATCGCCCGTAGGCTTTCTCATTTCCAAAAATAAAAGAATGTCTGGATGAGAAATATCAAGATAAGTAGCGTAGGAGCCACGGCGAGTCCTACCTTGTCTATAAGCGAGAGATGATGCGTCATATGTGCGTAAGTGGGGCATGACTCCAACCGATTTATCATCCGAACTGCGAATGCCGACACCGATTCCGACACCGCCGCCCAACATCGAAAGCCAATTAACTTCTGCAAGACAATTGACAAGCCCTTCTGCACTATCATGTAGATATGGAAGAAAACACGAAATAGGGAGCCCACGCTTACTGCGACCAAAAGACAAAATGGGAGTAGAATAAGACAACCAATGCCTACTGCTGTATTCATATAATCGTTGTGCATGTTCTGGATTGGAACCAAACGCTTTTGAGACATAAGCAAACCTTTCTTGTGGGGAAGTTTCATCTTCTCTCATATAACTTTCTTTCAATCTTTTGATGCCCAATTCATCAAATAATGAATCTCTGCTATAGTCGATTACAATTTCAGTTGTCATTCAGGTTCCTTCTCTTATGCTTTTAATTATTGGAAATACTTTTGCAATTACTTCTGCACATGCTATTGCAATTTCTGCGTGTTCTTTTTGTGTTCCATTTCCATCTCTGAGGTCGATGTAGTGGATCCATGATCTGAGTGTTCCGTTAACGTATAGTCTTGAGATTGTGTTCCCTTCAGGAAGAACCACTCTCGCCTGCTCCTTTGCGATACCATGTTCAATCGCCCAATTGTACGCATATTTTGCCTCATCAATTACTCTTTGTTGCATTAGTGCCCAACGTGTTTGCAATTCAATATCTTCTGTCTTTATA